TTCAATCTTACCAAGATACTCAACAACGAGTTCGTGCTCAGCAATCTCACCATCAATCTTAGCAATAAGAGGGTGATTTTGTTGAGCCTGTTCTAAGGTTTTAGGATTAAGCCCGACAGGCGATTCATGCTCGAGTTTATCGGCAATTTTCTTTTGAGCTTCTTTTCTGAGCTTTTTGAGCTTTAAAATTTCTTGTTTATGAAACATAAGTCGACCAACCCAATAGTGACGAGAGGCTGGCAGATCCATTTGAACCTGCTTCATATTAAACTCATCAACAGTAACGTATTTTTTGATCTCTTCGTTGTATTTTTCAATTAACAAAATCGGAGATTGTCTTTGGTCATCCATAATTAGTACCTTATATAATAGACTCTTTTATAGAGGAAACAACTTAAATAATAGAAATGGACTTTACCCATACAGTTCTGGAACTATTAAATGAAGAATCTCTTCATAAGTGGTTTAAAAGAAACAAGGGTAAGGGCTGGGTTAATTGTAAAAAATCAAAGCCCGGTAAGATTGTTCCTTGTGGTAGAGAAAAAGGTACAAAAGGTCCTTCCAAAGGTTACCCGGCCTGTCGTCCTACTCTGTCGCAGTGCACCGGTTCAAAGGCTAAGAAAAAAGGACCGAATAGAATTAAATGGTCTAAAAAGAAATAAGTACTAGAAATGACCTCATTTAAAGAATTTTATAAACAGCAGCTTCTCGAAAAGAAGGATAAGTGCTATTACAAGGCTAAAAGAAAATACAAAGTGTTTCCTTCAGCCTATGCTTCCGGTTATATAGTTAGATGCAGAAAGGGACAAGTTAAATGATAAAACTAGAACAAATAGTATTAGATATCTTAAATGAAGAAAATCTTGCAGGGGGGGCTGCATCGGCTTTTGGTCCGGGAGCGCAATCTACAGCTACTCAATTTTCAGGGGATAACTATGCGCCCGGGGATGCACGCATTCCTAAAAGTTTATACGGTGGTATAGTTACACGTAGAGGCTTAATTAAAGGCAGAAAAAAGCGTAAAAAGAAGCGCTAATTCTGCTTTATGGATACAGGTCACTGGCTTATTAACGAAGGTGTTTACATGCATGAAAACATGTTTGGTTTTATCTATGAAATAACCAATAAAGTTAATGGCAAAAAATATATTGGTAAAAAGCAGTGTATCCGTAAAATTAAACGCAAACCTCTCAAAGGTAAAACCCGTAATAGAATAGATCACAAAGAATCAGATTGGAAGACATATACTTCATCCTCTAACGAACTAAACGAGGATATACAAAAGCATGGCAAAGACAACTTCGAGTTTCGTATCTTAAAGGTGTGTGGTTCTAAGTGGGAGCTCGGATACGAAGAAATTAAAGAACAAATAGCTCGCGACGTTCTTCGAAGAGATGACTATTACAACGGGATTATTAATGTCCGTATCGGGACTCCTCCTAAGAGCCTCTTAAATAATACATAATGCAACAAGTGGATGAAAAAACACAAACTATTAAACCGGTAAGTAGATGCCTGTATTGCAATTCAACGTCGTATGGTAAGGGGTGTCGTTATGCGCCAAAAGGTGTACACTTTCATCCGTCAGATGTTAAAAAGTGTTCATATTGCGGCTCTCCTGCTTATGGTCGCGGGTGCCGCTTGAATCCGTTTTCGGACTTACATTTGCATGGTATTGACTACAATAAAATGTTTAATGAATGTGTGCAAAATCGTTTTTTATTACATGAACTAAACAAGGATTTTACTGAATTTGAAGCATACAAATTAGGATTAATAAACGAAAAAGGGGAAAAAATAAAAGACCCAGTTACAATAACCGAAAAAGCGGCTCTTTCGGTAGAAACTAAAACCATTTTAAAAATTAAAAAGTATTTAGGTTCTAAGCTTGAACTTATAAACCAAGTTACAGCATTAGAAGGCTTGAACGAGATTGAATATGATAAAAGTACTCATAAAAAATTATTAGATTATGAACAAAAAATAAGTGAAATTTTTACTCTATTACATAAGACAACTGATGCTGCTCTACAAGATGGGTTGACATTAGAGCAAGTTCAGGCATTATTAAAGTAATGCATATTGTGGAGTTTAAAAAGTCCCAGGTTACCGGAATAGATTATTATCCGTATTTTTTACAAGCTGTAAAAGAAATGTACGGTTTTTGTAAAAAATATAAAATACCCTTTAATTTTAAATCAAAAGATATACAAAAGTTTTTCTACCATTATTGTTTAGAAAAATTATGTGATGGTTATCAAAAATGTAAAACAAAATACCCGAAAGCTTTTGTTATATATTCTCTTCCAAAAGAATTTTCTTACAATCAAAAATTTTTCGAAAAAGCCCTAAAGGTATTACCTGTTCCGTGGGTAAAAGTAAAGGCATTTGATTCACCGGATGTTGAATTTGCTTTAATAAGAGCTTTAGCACAAACAAACCCTAAAACAAAAAATTTAAACAATTTTTGTAAACACTACTCGTTATATAGTTTATACAATAAACATAAAAAAATTAAAAACTTTTCATTCGGATCAGTTGATTTAACAAGGGTTCAGGATTAAGTGCATATATAGAGTTCTGGGCCCTTCGCCAAATAGCGTTTAATTTATTACTGCTCTTGAATAAATAATATATATGTCTAAATTTGATTCTATTATACAAAAACTTCAAGAAAATATACCTGTTCAACAACCAGCAGCTGCTGGTAATCAGCAGACGGCATTAATTGCGCAAATAGCTAAGCAATTAAACGTCGATCAAAAGGCACTAGAACAGTTTATTAGTCAAGAACAGAAAAAACAAAAACCTGCTGCCCCTGTTACCGGCACTAGTACGCTCCCTACACCACCTAATCAAGCTCAAGCCTAATAATGGACCGCGTAGTTATAAATTTACTTAAGTTTTTAAACCAATTAAGAATCCTTCATTGGCAAACTAATTTATATTCACAGCATAAAGCATTTGACAAAGCCTACGAAACAATATCAGGTCTTCTTGATAACCTAGTTGAGGTACATCAGGGCAAGTATGGCACGATATCATATGATAGAGAAGCTATTATAACTATAGCTAACAAAGACGAAATAGATATTGATGCAATACTAATCGAGTTAAGTGAATATCTAGTAACGAATTTTACAGAAATGCATGATTCTGTAAAAGATACTGATTGTCTCAATATTCGAGACGAAATACTCGCGGAAATTAATAAACTACGATATCTATTAACGCTTAAATAATACAGCGTTATGTTAGACCAAGCTTTTAATAGCTTTTTTCGAGAAAACTATAAAAAACCTAAAACTCTTGTTGAGCAAGAGTCAAAAGGCATAAATTTTCATCTAACTCATCTAGAAGAGTTAATTTTAAAGGGACAGCAACAAGGACTAGATATCGCTATTAGTTTTATTAATGAATTAACTAGTATTTTTCAAGGTAATACTGAGTCTAGGATTTTTACAACTGTTAAATTTGATGGTGCACCCGCAATTCTAGCGGGGTATAACCCTGAAAATGGTAAGTTTTTTGTTTCTACAAAAAATCCCGATAAAGCAAGCTACTCTATACAAGAAATTGTACAAAACTTCGGTCATGCACCTGGTTTGGTTGAAAAACTAAAATTGGCGTTTTTATATCTCCCTAATGTTATAAAACAGAATTATTATCAAGGAGACTTCATGTTTAGCAAATCTGATATACAAGAGATAGAATATGAAGGTCAAAAGCTTTTAACTTTTAAACCTAACACTATTACGTACGCTGTAGAAGCCGATTCACCTTTAGGGCAAAAAATACGTAATGCTCGAATAGGTATAATTTTTCACACCAAATATACCGGACAACTCGGTAAGGAAACATCTAAAACGCCTGATGTTTCGGTGGATGAATTTAATTTAACAAAAGAAGTTTTTATCGACGATGCAAAATTTAAAGATGTGTCAGGTACCGTCACATTAACCAAACAAGAAGAAGATAGTATTAAAGATAATTTAATTAAAATTCAAAGAGCTGGTAATGTTATCAACTGGTCAAATATAACACCTACAACGTATGCTAATCTTAATACATTTATAAATTCTTTAATTCGTCAAGGACGTTTTGTTGATAGCCCTGATAAAAATTTTAATGAATTCATAGACTGGTTAAGTATAAATCTGGACAAAGAAATAGCTAAATTAAGTTCAGAAAAAGGTCAACAGAGAAAAACCGAATTAAAAAATAAAAATATCGAAAATCTTAAGACTAATAAAATGTCTATAATAAACGTTTTCTTTGCAACGCAATTATTAGCAGATATAAAGAAAATTTTTATACAAAAATACAATAACGCTATTAATTCCCGTCAATTTTTAGCTCAGCCTGACGGTACGTTAAAAGTCACTCAACCCGAAGGATACGTAGCGGTAGATCATGAAGGCAATATGATAAAGCTTGTCGATCGATTGGAGTTTTCTAAAGCAAATTTTGCAGTACCAAGAGAGAAAAAATTTCAATGATAGCGTTTAATCAATTTTTTACAGAACAAACAAGAGACGGTAAACTTGTTATAGTTTATTCAGGCCGTTTTCAGCCTGCTCACAAAGGTCACGCAGCAGCATATAACACCTTAGTACGGGAGTACCCTGAGGCTGATGTTTGGGTTGCAACTTCTAATGTTGTAAAAGAGGATTCACCTTTTAATTTTCAAGAACGTAAATTTTTGTTAGAAAAGGCCGGTATACCAGGCGACAAAATAGTACAAGTTGTAAGCACATATGTAGCAAAAGAAATTACATCAAAGTACAACGATGCAAAAGATCATCTTATATACGTTGTATCTCAAAAAGATGCAGATCGTTTTTCCTATAAGCCAAAAAAAGACGGCACAATGCCATATTTGCAAAAATTAGAAGATGCTAAACAATTATTACCTATGGGCGAAAAAGGGTATGTTAAAGTAGGAAAAACATTTCCTTTCAAAGTATTAGGTAAAACGGTTACTGGTGCTACTCAAATAAGAGATATGTATAAGCATGTTTCAGATCCGCAAAAAAAACAAATAATTGTAGATCTTTACGGTAAGTTTGATTCTAGTATTTATAACCTGTTTAATAAAAAGTTGAAATAAGCTCTATAGTCAGTATAATACTGCTATATGAAAAATAGTAGTACCATAACACTAGAACTCAAACAAGACGAGGCAAACATGGTTATTGAAGCTCTTTTGTTTGCCTCTTCTGTTAACGTCGGAGCTGACTGGGACGAAAAAGATATTAACAAAATGATTTCATTGTCCAAGAAAGTTAAAACCGAACTAAACGGCTCAACAAAACTTGATAATATTGTCTTCTACCAGGAAGAAAATTACGAAGACGATTGGACACAATCTGTTTTTAGTTTCTTCAAAGATAATCTCAATGTAATACCTTTACAGCAAGCCTAATGATTAAATTTGAATCAACAAAAATTATTGAACTTGGCTCTTGCGCTTTTAGACAATGGAGAGCTGAAGGAACACATTGTAAATATATTCACGGGTATCAACTTAAAGCTAAATTTTGGTTTGGCTGTACAGGTCTGGATGATAAAAATTGGGTTATAAACTTTGGCGGTCTAAAAAATGTTAAAAAGGTGTTACAAGATCAATTTGATCATACACTTTGTATAGCTAAAGATGATCCTTTGTTAGAAGAATTTAAACAACTAGATAAACTCGGTGGATGTCAGCTTCGTATTATGGACGGGGTAGGTATTGAAAAGACTGCTGAATGGTGTCACAAAACAATTGATCCCATGATTAGAAAAATGTCAGTTGGTCGGTGCTGGGTTAACAAAGTCGAAGTTTGGGAACATGATTTAAATAGCGCAATTTATGAAAGATCAGCTTGAAATTATAAACGCTAAATTTGAAAAAATTATACCTAAAAACGAAAGTGGCGGATTTTGGGGTGGTTTGTGGCAGTTCTTATCATTAGTTGCTGTCTTGTTTTTTTGTGCATTTTATCTATTATTTTTGAATCCCTTGGGATGGATTGCTATAGTTTTATGTAGCTTACTTTATAAATTTGTTATTGGGAGTTAATTTATGATTGATATTAATAAAGAAACATTGTTCCTATCTGATGATTTAGTGTTTTATACTATCGAAGGAGAAGGTGAATTTATTGGCCAGCCGTCTGTTTTTATGCGCATGGCTATGTGCAATTTAACTTGTATTGGCTTTGCTTCAGAAGACTCCCCGAACGGTTGTGACTCTTTTGTATCTTGGTCGGTAAAAAATAAAAAAACATTTGCTGAGGTATTTCAGATGATGGATGATAATAACTACATTGAACATCTTCGCAATAATGCTATTTTGAAACTAACAGGCGGAGAACCTTTTATTCAAGAAAAGCAGCTTCTTAAATTTATGGAGGCTTTTGTCGAGAAGTATAATTTTACACCTCGTATTGATTTTGAAACTAATGCTACTTTGACACCATCCAAAGCCTGGAAAGAGTTGTTTAGAGCGACGTTTACCACTTCACCTAAACTTTCTTCTAACGGTGACCCCGAAGAAAAAACCTATAAACCTGAGGTGCTTAAATGGCATGTTCAACACGGATCAGGGTTTAAATTTGTTGTTACATCTGATAAAGATATCGAAGAAATTTGGAGAAAGTATGTAAACGATTATGAAGGTATAAATGTACCTCTTCATCGAATTTGGTTTATGCCTTGTTGTGGTTCTAGAGAAGAGCACGTACAGAATGCACCTGCAGTAGCAGAATATGCAAAAGCTATGCATGTTAATTTTTCTCCAAGACTGCAATTGCTAATCTGGAATAAAGCCCTTAAAGTATAATCATGAAAATTGCATTTGTAGGTACACAGTGTAACGGAAAAAGTACACTAATTAAAGAGTTTCTTAAGAGGTGGCCGATGTACAAAGAGGCTAAATCAACATACCGTAATTTGATTAAAACAGGTAAAGTAACCGGTAGTCAAGAAGGCACAGAAGAATCACAAAAAACTATTCTTAACTGTATTATAGATGACTCTCAAAAAGCTATAGTAAAAGGAGATAATTTTTTAGTATTTGATCGATGTGTAATAGACAATGTTGCTTATTCTTTGTGGTTGAACGGCAAGGGCAAATTATCTGATGAATTTATAATTGAAACTAAACATATTGCTCTTGAAGCCGTTAAAGTTTTTGACATAATATTTTATTTACCGTTAAGAGAGGAAATTAAAATGGTTCCTAAAAAATGCCGGGATATTGACCCGGTATATAGACAAGAAATTGATAATATTTTTAGAGCGTTGATTGGTACGTATGAAAAAAATTTAGGTATATTTTTTCCAATAAAAGATTGTCCTGCTGTTATAACTCTCGAAGGACCGCCTGATCTTCGGATCGAACAGATACCTATGTATATTAAACCATCTGGTAAATTCTTTGATGAAGAGGATGGCTCTCTGCTAGCTAATATGTGATTTGTATTAAATAATAATACAAATTACTATGTTTAATTTTAAAAAGCTGGTACATAATATTCTTTTAGAAGCTGAGCCTACTATAAATCCTGTCGACCCTCAACAGGATAATACTAACGATATACAAAATATACAAAAGTCGCCAGGGTTTATGCGAGTAGTAGGCGCATATACGTCCCAGTATAATCAAACACCTGTTATTAGAGATATTTTAAAGGCAGTTAATGTAATAGTAGGCGGCGGATATATAGCGGCAAAATATACTGCAGTAGGATATATACCTTTTATTGACGCTTTTGCACAAATTTATACAAAAATAAAAGATGATAAAAAAAGCGAATTTACACTCTCGCAAATAATTAACGCAATCACTCAGGATCCAGCAACATTTGAACCTATATTTAATAATACAGCAAAAGCTATTATCGCCACTTCAACAGTTACGGACTACGAGCCCGTAAACCCTGATGTAAATAGAGCATGGCGCAGTTTAATGTCCGAAACAAACAAACTATCTCAGGTTGCAATACAAAGTTTAGGATCTGATACAGTACACTCTGCAATAACTAAAATAATTACTAAAAGAATTCCTATTTTAGATAGAATTACAGGATTAAAAGGACTTTTTAAACCTTTTAATAGAAGTGTTATAATACCAATATTGTTTGAATTTAAAAAATATACTGGTTATAAGCAAGGTGATTTTGCCAAAAACCCTCAAGGGTGGCTTAAAGATAGGCTATGGCCTAAAAAAGTACCTGGTGATTTTAGCAAAATGGTAGAAGATATTACAGCAAATAATATTTTAAATATTGCTATACATGCGTACGAATATTACATTTATTTGTTACGAAGTAAGTATTTAACTAAAGAGTCATTAAACATACACGAAGCAGCAGTCGGTTACACAAAAAACTACGGCGACAGTTTTGATAATATTTTTAACAAAAAAACAACAAACAGCAACACCCAACAAAATAATAAACAGCAAACAGCAATACTCGACGATCAACAGATTGAAAAAATATCTCAGCAAATAGGTAGTGCTACAAATACTGATTACAAATCTTTTATTGATACCGGTGTAAGTCAGTATTTACCTGACACTAAGTACGACCTAACGGCTATTTCTAAAGATCCGTCAAAAGAAGCAAAGGCTCTTTATAAAGCTTTAACCGATATGGCTTATTTTATTAGACCCCGTTTAAGTGCTGCACAACGTATTGGAAATGCTGTCTCGGCTATTGGTGCCCTTAGAACCGGAATGGGACCTGTAAATTAATATGAATAAATTTGATCAACTTTGTGAGAGTTTTTTTCCAACAACTATGAAGGTTGTTACAAGAGTTCGTTACCCAAAACAAATTCAGTTTTCAGAGAAGTTTTTAAAATCCTTAAAAGAAGAATTTTCAAGACTTCAAATGATTGAAGAGGCAGAAACAGAAGTAGAAGTTAAACCGATTCGTAATTACAAAGATAAATTTCTTAAGGCTATTAACTTCTGTGTAAGTAATCTTAAGTGACCTTTTGTTTCATTATAGCTTCAACTCCAGAGTAAGAATTTTGTACAATAAACTTGTAAGGTAATTCATCTAAGCAAAGGTTACAGCAAATTTCGTTAATATCTTTATACTTCTTAAGCTCTTTAGGCCATACAAAGAGTTTTTTATTTTGTTTAATAAGGTTTTTAATCTTCTTAGACATCTCTTTATTGTTCTTATCGTTATCGTAAACGTATATTATCTCTTTACCGAAACACTTCTTAATAAAAGCTTCTTGTTTATCAGTCATTGAGGAGCCACCAACTGCCACAGCGTTTTTAACAAACATAGCATCAATAGGGCCTTCAAAGATAAAGATGTAAGGAATATCATTATCTATATTATTCTCGCCGTAAAGGCTCTTTTCTCCGTACTTTGTTAGATATTTCGGGTATGTATCCCCGTCAAGTGTTCTTGACTGGTAAGACTCTATTTTACCAGACTCTCCATAAAAAGGAATTATAAGCCTATTTTTATGCACCTTATCCTTAAAAGATACATATAAAGATTTCGGTTTATTGACAGCACTAAACAATCTTCTCGACTGACAATAATCAATTACTTTTTTAATGAATTTATTATCTTTGTAATAATCTACTTGAGAGGGATCACAAATGTCAATTGAGTCATCAGGGATCGAAGGTATATCGACTTGCTTGACAGCTTCGTTTTGTTTTTGGATTTTATTTTGAACCTGAGAAGTTGGAACAAAGTTTTTAGTTTCTCTTAAGATTTCCGGAATAGACTTTTTAGTGATCTCATGAATCCAACTAAGCTCAGACCAAGACCGAGAACAATTAAAGCAATAAAAATACCGATCGTCTGGAAAATAAAAAAGCCGACGCTTGCGACCAGCAGAACTACCTTCCCCACAAACGCAACACTCTGCGTTGTAAACTCTTTGGTACTTTTTGTATACAGGTCTTTTGCAGTAGGAGTAGAGAGCCTGTATGACATAATCTTGAGGTAGACCTTCCACCCCTATATTATATAGGCTTACTGACCGGCAGCAAGATCTCTCTGACGCTTAGCGGAGTTAATAATAAAACCTTTAAGAATTTCAGATAACTGTCTTGTCTGTTCAGCAAGTTTAATAATATCGGAGGATGTTTCGCGGGAAATACCTTGGAATAAAGAGCCAGCTCTATCCATATCAGTAACCATTTGCTGTAAAGAACCTGAATCAACCCCGTTCAAAGAATCAGCAAATTCTTCTAGCTTCATAATATAATTTTTAATAGACCCGGCGTCTCCTACAGGCTGAGCAACTGGAGCAGGATCTACGTTAAAGTCCTCCGGTTGAGGAACAACCGGTACATCAGGATTTTCAACAGGTTCATCAGGCTGTATTGAGTCTTGATCTTCTTTCGTGTCAATACTATCTTGTTCCGTTAAAAAGACATTTCTGTATAAATTCTCAAATTTCATATAAATAGTTTATACGTATATTTATGGAAAACATACTTGTTTTTATTAATACAGTCTGTCTAATTGTAGCAATTTTAGTAGTATGGTTTCAGAGTAATGCTTTTGTTGAATATTGTAAACTATTTGGTTTAAAGAAAATACTTTTAGGATACGAGGATGATACTAATAACCTAACATTTCCGTATTTTTTATTAATAAAAAAGAACATTTTATTTCAATGTTCAATTTGTAAATTTTTAATAATGCTAATAACTTGCCCTATTTGTTTAGGTTTTTGGCTTTCCATTGTCGGGGCATGCTTGACATTTTCAATTCTATACACGCCTGTTTATTATATAACATCTTTGTTTGTTTACTTTTCACTGACTCGTATTCTTAATTGAGTGCTCAGCCATTAAAGCTAAACATTCATTCTGAAGATAGTCTAGTTCGATTATCTTATAGTTTTCGTTATTAACTGAAAACCAAACTACTTTAAGTTTATCAATCTCTATCTTTGCATACTTTTGTATAAAAATTTTATATAAAGATAGCTGTAAAGAATAAATGTTTAGTTCGCATTCGTCAAGATGCTGAACGGGGTATTGAAGTTTCTTTTCAAAGTCAGAAACTAAACTAAATCTTTTATTGGTCTTAAAATCGTAGATCTCATATTTCTTGGTCTCAGTATTGTACGCTAACATATCCAACATACCACAGACTTTTGTATCTTCTAAATCTCCAACAACAAATTCATTTTTAACAGGAAGGATATAATCTTTTGTATCATTATAAAAGTTCATAAACTGCTTGACAAGAACTTTTAAATTACCGTACATTTTATCATGCAAAACATCTCCAAGAATAGCTTTAGCTAGATTTCTATCGTAAGGCTTAACTTTATTTTGATAAAAATTGTCAATGTAATTGTGAAGAGTAGAACCCTGATAGGTTGCCATCTGGTTATTTTTCTTCCAAAGAAGTTTCATCTCTTCAGGGGAGATGCCCATCTCTTTAGCTTTAATCCCGGCCCACTTCTCTTCGTCAAAAGGCTCTTTGACGGTATTAACTAATCCAGTTACGGATACTTTAGCAGAAGGTTGACCATCAATTTTATACGAATGTTTGTCGTCGTAAAATGTGATTCGATCAAATACTTTTAGCTTTTTTAGGTCGTCTATCATGAGGTTTTCGCTTGAGATTCTTAATAGGGCAAGCGCAATTGTCTTTTAGTATACAGGCCTCACAACCTAAATCAAGATATATATCAGGACGCCAGCAGGCAAATTGAGTAACTTCAGCACAAACGTCTTTGTTCTTAACCATATTAATAGGTTCTGAACCTTTCCACTGAACAATAATAGGCTTGTGTTTATAATCATCTGCTACCTTCTTTTGTCTCTTTCTATCTACAGCGTCCTTTGATTTAAACTTCTTAACGTAACACTTCAGTACATGAAAGGGAATAGACTTTGTTTCTTTACAGTTAAACTGTTTTCGAATTTCTAATTCCGAATGACCTTTACCAAGTAATTTACGAGCTTCTCGGTTAATAAAATAATTGATGTAATCTTCAACGTCCCCAAACTTAAGCTTCTTAGCCTGTTTTTCGACTCGAGCTCTAGGCTGCTTAGGAGTTACCTCTCCAGTTAAGATACAAACTAGATCTACTCTCTTTTGACGTTTTTGTTTTACTGCAGCCATTTTGTAATATATTGCTTAATTAAGCATAATATGCCACTAAAATCTGGATCATCTCAAAAAACAATAAACCAAAACGTTAAAGAGCTTATGGGCGCTTATAAAAAATCTGGAAAGATCGGTTCTTCAAAACCCGAATCCAAAAAAGCAGCCCAAAAACAAGCTGTTGCCATCGCGTTGTCGAAGGCCGGGAAAGAGAATCCAAATGAATCACTTTCCTTTGACAAGCTTGTTAAATCTGTTCTCAGCTGATTTTAAATCAGTGTAAGTCCACCCGAGAAGACCCCACTGAGACGACCCAGGATAAACTTCTGCCGCCGCAATCTTTGAACCACCGATCTCGTAACCATTGTGGGATTTAATCTCAACAACTTCGTAGTTTTTTGAACCGTTTTTAACCTTAGTATTTTGCTGCTCGTAAATTGCAAAATTACCTTTACGGGTAACCTGCGAGTAGTTAAAACCTTTTTTGCTAAATGTGATTTCTAATTTTTTCATGACATCAGTTTAACAGGAACCCGGTTCTGAGTCAAGCCCAAAACCGGGTTCATGATGTTCTACTACTTACCGGTTAGCGAGCGCGGCGAGTATTGCGGATCTTAGCGAAACGGCCATTGTTGTCGCGGACGCTATGGAAGCGTTGGCGGAGGATGGCGGTATTGCTGCGATCGACAAACCCGAGGAATTCATAGCGGGTAGTATCGAGATAGTTCTCAACGATGCAGGACTTAACATTCTTAGGCGCATTGGCCGGAATGTAAAAGCTTGCGATTTCGTCAAGACTCATCGTAGTAATGTTGGTGTTTGTGTTTTTCATAACGCGTTTAATAATATATAATATTTTTGGTATTTCAACTAACTATTTTAAAATTCTTGATCTTTTTCAGAGTCATCTTCATCAGGATCGAACCCGTAGTGCTCTATGGCGTGCTTCTTACACCGGGATACATACCACCCGTTAGTATAAACCTTGCCGGGCTCTCCACACTCTTCACAAACTTTACCGGATAGAAACTCTACATAGTCAATAGCGTTCTCAACTCTATCATAGTATTTGTTAAAGAGATTATCAGTCTTAACACTATCATCGATCTTACTCATAATCTCATCCCAGTTATCAACACCGTTACCAATCCAATATACCCTCATGGTGCCGTACTTCTCTTTAACCTGAGTAAAAGAAATCGCAGGACTCTTTACGTACATGTAGCCGTAATTCTCTTTTGTTTCAAGTTCTGGTTTAAGCTTTACGAGTTGCTCTCCTTTAGAGAGACGAGTTAGGTAATGACAAAGGTCGTCAAAGATCTTATACCAGCCATCTTGAAACTCACAGCCAAAGCACATGAGAGACTCTTTAGGTGACTTAAACCTATCTTTAAACAAGACAGGATACTTTTCAATTAATTTATTTTGTAATTCTGGTGACATTTTATGATGCTAAGTAGATTACCTTCTTTTGAGGCTTAGTATCTTTATCATAGACCTGTTCGTAGGCTCCATAATACCAAGCTGGTTCTGGATGGTCTATAACATCTAAGCACTCAACCTTCTTGACAAGGTCAAAGCCTCCTTCGTAACCAGCTACAACTACCTCCTTGTACTGATCCTCTTTTAGAAGTTGCGATACTAATTGTCTAACTGTCATGTCTTAATGTTTCGTTGTTTGATAAATTTGTTACCCGAGAAGAAAGCTTATACTTAGAAGGCTCTTCAGGGATAGGCTTAGTTGTAAACCTGCCATCTATGATTATACCATAATCCTTCTCAGTATCAAGGTTCCAACTTTCATAAGGCTTATTCATGCCCAGACATTCTGGTTCCCTGCATCTTGTATGTCCGACGATCTGTTTACCAATAGCTTCTGAACATTGGAATTCATTGTTCCAATCAAGCCACGTTACACCACCGACATTACAATCCCCACCTCGACAAAACCCGGCACCAGAAATAAGATAATTGTGAGGCCGGGTGAAGTCTCTGAAGTTCTTCCAAACAACGGGAATAATCTTGTCAATGAGATCATCAGCAGTCAGACCATAAGGGATATGCTTTTCAGACAAACCTGCATGAGAGAGAGTAAAGCCCTGGGTGCGATGAACAATCTTGAAATGCTCCGTAAAGAACTCATCCTTTAATCCACGATCATAGAACTGATGACGGAACTTCTTAGCCTTGGAAGCTGTAAAGCCTGAACAATAATACTTGATAGTCTTAGATATTCTATTAGAAGAGTAATCCTTGTTCTCGTGAATATAGGACAAATCGTGATTACCAATTAAGAATACAAACTTATCCCTATACGGATGATCTAGGACCATGTAGCGAAGGAACTCGCAGGTCTCTTCAAACGCTGTAACCTTGGGAGGCTCAAAGAAAGAATCAAACCAATCACCAAGAAAGACAACTTCATCGTAAATCTTCTCTGTATTGAGGATGTTCCTCACTGACTGAACGCGCTGGTGAACGTCCGGGATAACAATAGTCTTCATTTTAGTTCTTTTAAAATCTTATCTAACTCTTCTGAAGTTACTCTTTTGTATGTAGTATTATCACGCTTTGGTCCGGAAAATTCAAGCAAATACTTGAACCAATAGATAGAAAACTTCCAGTACTTGCCTCCGTTAAAGTAAGAAAACTTCGGATAAGGCTTTAAAGGAAATAAAGCTACCCAATCAAACCAAATATTAAGAGGCCCTATCTTCATGTCCACATATGCCTGCGCCACTTAACAAGCTCAATTAAGACTTGAGTATCTTTATCTTCCATTTCTTGTTCAAGCTTTTCAACTTTCTTGTAGTTAGGATAAGCATTGTCAATTTGCTTCTCAAGAACTTTGCGGTATGAAGTAATATAGATGTAAGCCTCTTCCAGCCATTTAGTAAATTTTAAAGCATCTCCTCCAGTACCTTCCCAATCAACGATCCCTGCCTTATACTCATCCTCGTAGAAGGACTTAATGATCTCAAAATTCACTTCCTGAAGAACATGATCAAGATCCCACCAATACTTAGGAACTGCTTTACGGATTCGCGAATGCTGAGGTGCCCAAATAGTCTTAATCTTGTTATAATAAAATTCTCTAATCTGATAAGGAATGCGACTGATGATCTCGTAACGAATAAACCAACCAACACGATCTTGCCAAGTAGGCTTATAACCAAGCCAATCTGGAGGTCTAACAGAATCAATATCAATATTTAGCTTTTTAATCATCGGTTCTTGTCTTGTTCAATTTTAGCTTTCTCGTATCCGTCCATCCACTCACAAACCTGTTCATGAGACCAATCAATCGTCTTAGGAACAGAATCGTTAAACTCTTTGTACAGCTCTTTAAAATCCCCCCACAACCTTGGGTCAATATTACAGCACGGAGCACCTCCTCCAAACATAATGAGTGCTTCGTCAACTTGATTGTTATACTCTTTTTGAGATAGTCCTGCCATAGTTCAATAATAATAGTAGCTATTTCAAGGAACGGCAACTAAAATATTAATATGAAAAAGGTACTCAAACCTGCTGAACCTGAAGAGTCTGTTTATTATTCAGACTTCTCCGGTAAACTTCTCGATCACAATATGATACCAGTTACGATAAAGATTGAGTGTGGTTACGGATCTGAATATGACGGCTCATCTGTAGAACTGCACTTAACAGATAAAGGTTTGAATAATCTTTTAGTTTATATTAAGGATCGACTTAGCCCAGAAACTAAAGAAGAGTTTAAAAGACAAATAGAATCTTCTTGCCAGACTTCAAAAGATGATTATAATAATGACCTGTTAAAAAAGCTTATATGAAACAACCTATTGCTAAAACTGTTCTTAAAAGAGAAGAACATTATATTGAGTTTACTGATGAAGAACTAACTGAACTTAATATTGAAAAAGGTCAGAAGTTTACCTGTGAACTTAAAGACGGGGGCATACAACTAACACCCTACGCAAAAATTGAACTTGAAATGGGTAGTTGGCCTAGAGAAGTCTTAGAGCTTCTTATTCAAGAATCTTGCGAACGAGACGTATCAGTTAACGATGTCATTTGTGACTTATTGAAAGAGGTGATTAAAGATGGAAATCTTTGATATTATTTGGAAGTTTGCAGTTATTGGGTTCTTACTAGCTATTACAATATCGTTAGGTATGATTAAATTCAAAATTGATGATATTGAGAGGCTTTTAACTATTCCTGATATTACATTACCGGTAAGTTTTTTATAATAAAGGAATGTAACTTATTTATTTAAAATAGTTTACATTAAAGTTGGAAGTTACTATATTTTTATAATAAATAATGTTGTGTACTAGTTTAGTATATAATTTGAAATATGGTAAATACTGATCCAAAAATTATTACTAAAAACAAAATACGTTACTTATATCGCCGTATACTACAAAGAATTCGGGAAAAACCAAAAGGTTATTTTGTTTTTAAAAAGTTAAGAGGTTGCGACGGTTTATGCTGCTGGGACTATGGCATTTTTATTGATCCGAGAAAACAATTCATACCTACACTTATTCACGAAGTATTACATGATCTATATCCACATAATTGGGAAGGGTGGACTATGCGAGTGGAGTCAAAAATAATGAACAATATAACATCTTATGATATATATAGATTGATTATGGAGTTTTTTAAAAAAATAGATATTAACACATACAACCCCCCACCAAAAAAACGAAAAAAAAGTAAAAAAGTACTTAAAAAATGAATTTTGCGGAATTTGTTAAAATAAAATACCTAGGTGCTGGAATAGTTTTTGTAACACCTAAAAAAGAAGTTTTACTCTTGCAAAAAGACAACGGCAAATGGACATTCCCTGGAGGGCACAGAGAAGAATATGAATACTCACCTTTAGAAACTGCCTATAGAGAATGTCAGGAAGAGATAGGTTTAGTACCAGATGGGGAGCTTGTAGGTAAACTAAAAATTACTAAAGAGGGCGAAAAACAACCTGTTTATTCGTTTTTTATGTTTGTTAAGGATAGTTTTATGCCAACACTATCCTGGGAACATAAAGATTATAAATGGGTAAATTACAAAAAACTTAAAGAAGATAATTTAACTTCTGTTTTTAAACCGTATTGGAAGCTTTATAAGAAATTTATCTCTAAACTTCCATAGGTTCCCAGGGCTGAACAATCCAAGTAGTTTCTTCTACTTCTTCAGCAAAATAATCAGGTTTAAATTTTGAACAGGGTTTATAGAACACAGAAGCTGTTTGAATTCTTTCACAACCATTACCTATAAATTTGTTAACTGCATACTTCATTGTTTCCCCGGAATCAGCTATATCGTCTACAATAAGAATGTTTGCATCTCTTAGTCCGTCGTAACATTTAATGCCTTGATACTCGTGAATTTCTCCTCGTGATTGTCCTTTATAGGACTTTAAACCGAGATTAAGGTTATTACACTCAAATGCTTCTGCTAAGATAACCCCTGGGATAGACCCGCCTTTACCTATAGAAACAATGATATTAGGTGCTGTTTTAACCTTCTTCTTAATCTCTCCAACCAGTGTATGAAAGTGATCCCAAGAGTAATATTGCTTTTTTGGTCTTGTTGATTGTTTAATTTCACCTAATTCATCAGGTGCCATTGAAGTGGGTCCCATAATATGATACATATCTTCGTCAGAAAGTGGCATGTATGTATTTTATAAACTATCTATAGAATCTCCAGAAAGAAAACCTTTAATTATTAAATTCAGTTTAATTTTTTTAAGAAACTCTTGTTTTTGTTCCGGTATTGTTAGCTGAATTGTATTTCCGTATTTGTCTGTATGCTTATCTCCGCGGAGAATGCTTTTTAATTTTGCTAAAAAACCTTCTCTGTCTTTAGCAAATTTTTCCATTTCGAGATCGAATACTGTATTCCCGATTTCTAAGTAAGGCATTTCGCAGAGTATTTGTTCTACAAGTTTATCAAAATTCACATTAGTATTTAACTAGATCTTGCGGGGATATTACCTCCCAGGCGTCGGTTATTCTACAATATGTTTTCGGCCTTACCATATCAATAGCTACACCATCTTTAACTACAAAGACGTGCCGGGATATTCGAACGTAGTAAGTCCCTTCTGGATATTTTTTTACAAACTTGTTAAGGGTAATTTGTTTTCGAAAACTTAATTTTTTAAACCAATAACCCAATACCATTTTATTATTTTTAAAGAACTTTCGAATATTAGTACCTTTATTAGGTTTACGGCCAAATTGTGCTAATACTTGATAACACTTCCAATAAGGAACAAGAGTAGCAATAGCTAGAGCTCTCACGGTGCAATCGTTGTGCTCGTATTCTGGAGAACCTCCGCAATCTTTAAAATACTCGATCATACAGAGTATATTAAAGGAAACGTTTTTTAATTCAAATTAAATGAGTTTACTAATCTTTCTGCTGCATTAGCTGTCAAAGCATTTTTAAGTCTTCCTCCAATACTTTGATTATCGGTTATTTCTTGCGATGAAATATTCCAAACATTTGTTGATACTAAAGTAGCTGTACCTGTTATATTATCCACAGATACACCGAAACCCACAGAACTTGCAGGAGGTATTATACAAGTACCTGTATCCATTCCTAAATCATAAATGGTTCCTTGTCTTACTGAACTTACAGGTGGTAAAAGATTATCAGCAGAAATTGATTGTATTAAAGAATAATTTTGAAAGGTATCTGTTTTAAATTGAAATGTAGCTTTTGGATTTGGGGTAAAAAATATAACTCCACCAGTTGGCCATTGACCCATTGGACCGCATTCTAATTCTTCTACAAATGTTTGAGAGCCTTGTGCGTTTGAAAAGACACCGGGTACTGATGCTAGGGCTGTAGTATACCCCAAGCCCCAATCGTTACCTACCGCTCTTTTTACTCTTAAAGTACCTGTTGAAGCATTATACGCTCCATATGCAGCAGAGCCTGTTCCACCTACGGCTCTTCCTGACACTACAACTATACCTGTACCCATTGCATTATGTACCCCATAAGCATTTGTAGCCCTACCCCCAAATACATCCCCTGTAATTGTAATTGTTCCTGTAGTACTTTGATTAAAAACCCCTTGAGTATCTCTAGCAAAAACTGATCCAAAAATATTAACAGGTCCTGAAGCAGCTGCATTACCATTTTGTATGCCACGAATTGTTGTTGAATAGACATTACCGTAAACGTTTAAAGTGCCTGTACCTGTGTTAAATGCACCAGCTCCCCCAGTACCTCCATAAACATCCCCTATAATATTAAAAGTTCCAGATGTTGAAGAATGATTAACACCGCCACAGTCGCCACCGAACCCTCCAATACAAACCCCTATTAAATTAGTTATAGTGTTACTAGAGCTACCAATACCATGACAGTTGGTAGTAAACCCTCCTATAGCACTACCTACAACTGTTACAGTACCTGAACTTGTATTACCTATACCTACCGCCGCAGAAGCAGTACCCCCTCTTACAATACCTGTTACGTTAAGAACAGCGTTTGCACCCCCGACAGCTATAGCTGCACCTGCACCCGCAAAAACATTCCCTACTATGGTTGCAGAAGTAGATGTAAACCCTAAACCAGCAGAATGTACACTACCGATTTGATTATATGTACCAGCACCCATAGAAACACCTCCAACGCTAAAACCACTTACGTTTCCAACAATTGTTACCCGACTTTGAGCTACACTACTAACAATGCCAAAATTGCCTGATCCAGAGCCTCCTGCTACATTACCAATAACATTTACAGTTCCAGCACCAGCATTTGTAATACCTCTACTGTTGGCACCTCTATTACTTCCAAATACATTTCCCGTAACATTTATAGTGCCTGTTGAGTTGTTATTAATAGCCCCAGCATTTAAAAGATTATTAGCCACTACATTCCCAATTACATTTATAGTACCTGTTGATTGATTATCTACTCCAAATGTAGAACCTGAAGCTGCCCCGCCTGAAACATTACCAAATATCGTTAGGGTACCTGAAGCAGTGTTACGGATTGCACGGCCATTTGAAGCTAAATCGCTACCTAAAACATTTCCATACATCGTAAAGACACTCGGTGCTGCACTTAAAAGTTCTAAACAAGCAAAAACTGTACCCCCACTTCCATCTCGACAAATTACATCAGCAGACAAAGAAATATTATT